TATTGAGACCCATGACTGTCTTGAAAGATCATTCTATAAGTTGGGCGGTTTTAGTTGGGGACATGGAGTGCTCTATGGGGAAAACTTCATTCGTGATTCAGCCGAGACATTTGGTAACTGTGTTGTGGCTCATGCTCATCGAGCCGGTCAAGCGACTGGTCGCAACCAGTCAAATCCAATTGGCTTTTGTGTCGGAACTTTGGCGGATATTCCGTCAATGGATTACGCAGGAAAACGACGATCAACGTTAGCTTGGTCTCACGGGATCGTATTTGGAGAATACACAGATAACTCAGCGCAACTATACCTGCACCAATGGCCCCAGAAAGAACAGAACTGGCATCTGCCGAGCTTTTAAAGCGGCTGAGGGCAGCAATCCAACATCAAGCAGAGAGCGTCCCAGAGGGATGGTTGACAGCTAACCAATGGTCTGATCTTTGGAAGCTGTCCCCTAACGCTGCTGGACTCGTACTCAACAAGTCAGTGAAACTCGGATTGATGGAAACCAAAAAGTTTCGCATTGATACTAAAACTCGCGGCAACTACCCAACACCACACTACAAGCCAGTAAATGAAATACCTGTCAAAGACTAAGCCATCCGTTGAGGTTGAGTTTGTTGCCGAAGCTCAACTAAGGATCGGTGAGACCAAGAGGCTCTGCGTGATCTACCAACGAGGAGAGATCTTCTACGTTCGACCGAAGGCTGAGTTTTTTGACAAGTTTGTGCTGGACGAACCGCAGATCCCGAGTTAGAGATCAGTGGTCAGCGTAAGCCGTAGAAAGCGAGCGTTGGCAACCATACCTGAAGCCATGTTAATCCAATTTTTCCCCATCCTTTTCGTGTACGTCCCGTCGCTTCAGCGGGAGTTTCTACCACGAACTGGATGGGGTTTTTTGTTTTACCATGACATACTCCGAAAAACTTAGAGATCCCCGCTGGCAACGCAAACGCCTGTCGATCATGCAACGTGATTGCTGGCAGTGTCGCAACTGTGACGCAGTAGAGAAAACACTTACGGTTCATCACTTTTTGTATTCGGGAGACCCTTGGGAAACCGAAGACAATTTGCTTATTACATTGTGTGAAGACTGCCACAAACAAAGGCAGGAATTTGATTCTGACTCTAAACGAATGTTAGCCAATCTTTCGTCGCTAATGCATAACGATGAGTTTTGGGATTTCTTGATTAATTTTTCATCATACATTGCAAATCTAAAGAAAGGATCAAAATGAGAATAAGAACCATAAAACCAGAGTTCTTTACGCACGAAGGACTCTTTGAAGCCGAAGCCGCGACAGGGTTGCCAATAAGGATCGCGTTCGCCGGACTATGGTGCGTTGCAGACCGTGAAGGTCGTTTTAAGTGGGAACCAAGACGCATTGGAGTTCAGATTCTCCCGTATGATGGAATAGACTTTTCACGCGTACTCGACGCGTTGACCACGCGTGGTTTTATTGTCAAGTATCGCGTGAATGCCGCGTGGTTTGGAAGTATTCCAAGCTTCGGGAAACATCAGGTCATCAATAATCGAGAATCATCGTCTAGCCTTCCTGATTGGTCTCTAAATGAGGCTTTTTGCGAAGGAATTGACGCGTCAGCCACGCGTGAGCCACGCGATGACCACGCCAGCAAAGAGGAAGGGAAGGGAAGGGAACAGGAAAGGAAGGAAGGAGATATTTGCCATCAACCTAATCCCGAACTCGATTCGCTTCGCTCTCGGATAAACAAATGGTTTCGCAGACGAGAAGGAACCGATTGGCAACCCGCTGAACTCAAAGCTCTCAAGCTTGTGGTCAAGCTTAAGACCTCCGAGTCAGACCTTCAGCTTCTCGATGCTCGTTACGAGACTAAGAACAAGTATCGACGCAAAGACATTATGACTCTGCTCAACAATTGGAACACTGAGATTGATCGCTGTAAGTCTGGGGACGATGACTCACAGCAAGCTTTATCAATAGCCGGTCAACCGAAGACCGTTCTCTCAGAAAACATTGCTGACTACTTATGAGCGATCCCTTTTTTGCTGAAGACGATGAGTTTGGTCTTATTGGAGCGTGTATCGCTGGAGGCTCTGACATTTGCTTTGACGCATTCGCTGAAGTTCCAACAGCAGCAATTCAAAACGAACAACTGGCTTTAACTTACGAAACCATAAAAAGCCTCATCACTCAAAACAAGCGAGTGACATTGCCGGAATTAATGAAGGAATGGAAGCGAACCATTACAAGTTCAGCAGTACCATTTGAAGCTTGGAACCGCTGCGATGAACTTTGCCCATCACCATCCGGTTACCCGATGTTCGCCAAGAGCGTTCTAGAAGCCCATCACCGTCGCCAGTTACGTTTTGCCGGAGACCGCTTGATTCGCGATTCCGCTGTGGTCACCCTAACCGTGGATCAAATCGTCGCTAATGCCGAGCAGGGACTCAGCGTTGAGGCATCCAAAGACGATCTTCAATCCAGCAAGTCCGTTGTCAGCCGATTTATCGACTCGACGCAAGAGCGGTTCAACCGACGAGGACAGTTGAGCGGGATCAATACCGGCTTCTTTCGACTCAACCAAATGACCGATGGATTGCAACTTGGAGAACTCGCTATTATAGCAGCACGACCATCCATTGGAAAGACCGCTATGGCGATTGCTATCGCTAAAGCAGCAACGATAGAAGACCAAGTCCCAACCTTATTCATATCACTAGAAATGTCTGATGAAGCTATTATTAGAAGAATGGTTTCAACTGTTGGGTCTATTCCAATGCAAGATATTAAGACCGGCGAGATGGATCAGGGAGGTATTAAAGCTATGAGCACCGCATCAGCTAAGATCGCAGCCAGTCCATTACACTTTGCCTCTGGCTCCTCGGTGACCAACATATCGTCCATCACAGCAGTGATCCGCAGAGCAGTCCGCAAGTGGGGAGTGCGGTTAGTTTTGATCGACTACATTCAGAAGATCCACGGCAGCAAAGGAGCCGAGAAGAAAACCTACGAGATAGGCGAAGTCAGCGGTAAGCTCAAAAGCATTGCGGTTGATACTAAGACCGCCATCGTCGCTCTAGCGCAACTCAACCGAGAAAACGAAAAAGATAAAGGTCGCTCACCTCGCCTTTCAGACATAGGGGAGTCAGGACAGGTGGAGCGCGATGGGGATCTGGTGATGCTCCTGAACCGAGACCGCAATCAACCGCAGGGGGAAGCCATGGTCGCAATCGCAAAGCAACGCGACGGTGAATGTGGAGCCGTAAAGCTCTGGTACGATGGACGCTTCTGTCGGTTCTCTGAGTGCGGTATGGATACTTAAGTTTAAAAACCCAACGACAGGTTGACTCCCCTAAACAAGTCTGCCAACCTATCACCGGACCTAAGTCCAACATAAACACCATGATAACCGGAAAGATTGACGTAACTAAAGTAGACAAGACCCATCTCTTCAAAGGTAAGGCTGGAACATATTTGGACATTGCTCTCATTACCAATAAGGCTGGCCGCGACCAGTATGGTAACGATGGTATGATTGTTCAGTCTGTATCTAAGCAAGCCAGACAAGATGGACATAAAGGTCCAATCCTCGGTAACTATGTAGAGACAGCCAACCGTGAGCCTAAGCAAGCAACCAAGAAGGTAACCGCTAACGATCCTCTTGGACCTGAAGATGACATTCCCTTTTGATATACAACAAACCATTTAACACCATGACAACAACCGCAGAGTTCTTTGAAGATACTAAGTCAGCAACTCCACGTTGTGACGCTGAGATAGAGAAGCTAAGGAAGCATTATCCGATACTAACGTTAACCGTTGTATTTGCATTAGCTCGTAAGCTGGAGATAGAGTTGATTCAATCCAATAACTCCATCGTTGATCTGCTCAACCAGATCGAAGCGATACAAGAAAAGAACCAACAGTAATATGGGAGGCGTACACAAATACCTTACTCGTCAAGTCCAAGACGGTGAGATCTCTAAGGATGATCTGCTTGAATCACAGAGGAAACTAAGTCTTTTAAATCAAGCACCATCACTTGTGCTTAGTGCTATTGCTAAAGGCTGGATGAAGTATCCCGACAAGCTAGAGACTATTACCGAGGAAGAAGAGACCGCTAAGTGGATTGATACCTACGACTGCGAGAGAGCCTATCACAACAGAGTTAAAGGCATGACATACCGTGAGATCGGTAAGCTAATGGGCTGCGGTATGAATCGAGTGAGTGCCATCCTTCATCACGGCGAGAACATTGTGTTGCAACGTAAGATGAAATCATTAGGTCATACTATTGTAAGTATCCCTAGTAAAGCTACAGTACAGGAACATATCACTAATGCTAAGAGCAAGACCAAATCAAAGCCGTGATGCGCTACAGTATAACAGATTGTTTAATGCTACTAGGTATAACGCTTTGCCTACCTAATGCAATAATGTTAGGAGGCTCCCAGCTATGTCTAATACGCATCTTTT